CTAGTCTTCATCATACTTATAAAAGTCAGTCTCAAGATTTTCTACGTGATCCTTAAGCTTATCATGATCAGACCGCAACAACGCAAGATCCTGCCGGATATCCTCAAAATCAGATTGCCGACATTCGACGTATGCGCAAATAGCACAACAGGAAACAACAGTAATACAAATACAAATAACACAAGCTAAAGTCATATCAGACACCGCCTTTCTTCCTGGGACACCAACGGGGAGTAAATTTACAAGGAACAACGCTATCATTCCAACCAGTATAACCAATAAAACCGGGCATGGAACGAATATCACGATCAGAAAAATACTGCACAATATACTCCTGATCCGGATGTTCGCAAAAACAACTTTTCCGACTACCATACCGGGAATGATAAAATTTACAATATTCACATTCAGAGCATTTTATTTTATTTGCCATAATACACCTACTTTCTTTTCTTCTTTCTCCTGGTTTGCAAAAATAAACCGTAATCTTTCGGAGAACTGGAAGGTTTTACGAATCGCATATATTCCCTATAAAAATTACAAGCACGTCCAAAATAATACATAAAGTCATTCATAATGTACCTACTTTCTCAACATTTTGCTGGTACGCTTCAATTTAACGGTTACACAACTCATTCTGTATTTCATCGATTTCCTCATCAACGTGTTTTAAATGATTAGACAAACACGAAAGATTGTTAGCATTGACTTCCTCGATCGAATTAAAACGATCCACAGAAACACGTAACAAAGAAATATCTTCATACACTTTTTCGAGATCATGCTCACTTTTACAGACACCGCATAACATATAAGTCACTACAATCACAGAAACGCAGATTGCTAAAACAATAGCAAGAGCCATACTTACACACCTACTTTCTCAACTTTTTACTGGCACGTTTTAACTTCCTGGAGGGATTTACAATACCATCAATATTCACCGGATTATTCCGCTGCAAATCAAGGATCTGTTCTTCAGTTAACATGTCACCTTCCTTACATGACTTCGTAAGATTACCGACACATGCTAGGGTATCATAAGCATTAAAAGCAGCATCCTTAATAAACCAACCGAAACGTCGCTTCGGTTTGATCAGCGTAGGATCAGAAGCATTTTCCAGGTCAAAAGCATCATACTGTTCATGCACCATGATTCTCCATATCTTGTTACAGGTATAGACATAGCTGGTCACCTGACGGAGCAGAGCATCCACATGGTTAAACCTCTGTGATGTATAGATCAGGCTGATATGATGGTGACGGCAGGTCAGCAGAGTATTCAGGAACAAAGGATCAATATTACTTTTGAAGCTCCGTGAATTAAGCTGTACGGAAAATTCATCACCCAACACAATGGTGCAGGTAAGTGTATCATTCTTATCATCCACAGAGCGCATACGATCAGCAACAGCCACGATCTGCGCCATAGATACAAAATCCTCATAGGGGATAGTCAGGGATACATTAGAGATAATATGTATCTTCTGGGTGACCCATTTCATGCGGTAAAAGTCATAAATCTTCCTGTCATTGTACCGCTTATATAACGACACAACCTTATGCACCGCTGACAAGGTTTTACCCTTACCAAACAGACCTACATAGCATACGATCATACCGGTATGACATATATTCCAACAGCGATAGCGGAAGTATTTATACAGATCAATCACAACATATCGCACAGTACTGATCGGATGCGTAACAATGACACGGACGCAGACCGACACAATACAGGCAAAAACGATGATAAATAAAAACAATTCAAGCATACGATCACCGCCCAACCTTTAAGCAGTTAGCAGCTATGGAGCTGATGCTTTCTAATACCAAACAAAACACGATCAGACCGACCACAACAGCCGGAGTAAATTCATTCGATCCGTTACAGATATAATTAATTATGTTTTCCATTCTTCATTATCTCCTTTGCATAACGACAACTATTAACCAGGTAACACATTTTACACCGCTGGACATCATCCCCGGCGCGGATCACACGACATCCAACAAGATCATGACAATGGTTATCTTCATTGATGCAGGATCCTTTTAACCTGCAGGTAAAATTAGCGCATGGACTCATTTGTCTAACACATCCCTTCTTCCATCCAAACTGCGACCAGTCATGTTAGCAACGACAATTTTTATCCGCTTAATCACCCAAAAGGAGAGCAGCAGAAAAATAATTGTGTCCAGTCTATAATTTATTGCCGAAAAATAAGGCTCAAAATCGTTTGCAGATAAATTTTGTACTTGAACTTGTTCCGTCGCAGGTTCCGAAACAGCGACAGTAAAAGGTATATAATTACCATCACTATCCATAACGTAGACATTTGTTCCGGGTTCTCCTGGATCCACGGACTCAGTAGAGGGTTCTTCCGTAACGGATCCGGCATCTTGTACCATATCGGATTCAGTGCCAGTGCTATCGGATAATACAGAATCATCAGTTCCAGGAACATCCACGGAAGTTCCCTGATCATCATTTTCAACAGTTTCGAGAGTTTCAATATTTTCATATTCATTCATTTTAACAACCTTTCTTGATAGATGCCCCGGTGTATGGTAGGATAAAGAAAAACACCATACGGAGGGGAAAACAATGCAAACAATAATAAGTACTTTCATAGGTGCAGGAGTCATTCTACTTATTGTATATCTCTACAATGAATACAAAAAAAGTAACGATAACGATATAGAAATAGACAATAGCGAAGAATTAACCAAAAAGGATATTTTAAACATAAACCAATACAATGACGAAAAAGCTGATAGCAGAGCAGATTATATAATATCCATTTTGGAAAAAATAAAATTTTGGCTAACGATCATCGGAATATATTTTTTGGTAAAAATAATTGTAACAATCATAATAGCAATCACGTATGGAGCAGCCATATCAAAAGCTTTAAATTATCTTATTTCCATAACCTAAATAACAAATAAAGAAGCAAATAACCAACGGCGCCAAAAAACAGAACAGAATACAAAGTAAAAGAATATCCGAACAACGTGATCTGAATAGACAAAACAGAATCACAAATAAAAATTATTTGTTTAAAGGCATTCATTTATTACCTCCCAAGAATACGACAAACAAAAATAACAAATATACTTCCAGCAATTAAAGCATTGACCCAGCCAGGAAGAAAAGAAAAGATAATTGCAATAAATTCCGGGAGCTGCTGCATAGAAGCAATCAAACCTTTTACAATGGAGAAAAAATTATTACCGGAAGAAAGAACAGCATCAGCATAAGACTTATTTTCATCAGTCTTATCTATCTGGTTTCCAGTTCCCGTAGATTCATCAACCTCAATATCACTAACAGTACCTTTAATGCAATTAACAATAACAGGCTCACCCATATATAAAACGCCACCTTTTTTATAACAAGGAGTTAACCACATTTCACCATTCCACGTCCTACCAGCGTTCGTATACTTATCGATCAAAGAATCAATATATACACGAATAGATCCCTTACCAATCGTAACAGTATCGTAAGTCTCATAAGATTCATTTAAAGAAGAATCATATACTGGATAAGAACAAACAACTAAAGTATCAGAATCAGGAACAATAGACATATCACTATTTGCCGTTGTACCTGTCCAAGTAATTGTTCCATATGCCAACATAGGTTTATTCCATACGACACCAGTTAACTTAAAATCTGACAAATGAACAGTACCATCATCACCAGTATCAAAAGAAGATGTAGCTTTTCCATTAACATCAAAATCAATAACAATACTATTACCTTTATTCCAAGGATTGTTTACACCAGTCTTAATATAGGGAGTAAAAAATAACTGCTTAATGCTTGATCCGTTCAAAGTTTTAAAACTATCAAAAGTTTTATCCCACACAAGATTTTTACGATCCAAGGAAACAAAATCAATATCCTTAGATTGCCCATTATAATATATGGCTTTAACCCCTAAAGATAAGTACTGGGATCCACCGAGATCGAAAGCAGAGCAATTAACAGCATTAGACCAAACATCTACAAATTCAGCGTGAAACGATGTATCATAACGAAATCCAATAAGTGAAATATTATTTCCTATAACTTCCCCATCAGTAGGCACGGAATTTTGAACAATACTTTCAATATTACCTTTTAAATCAAAGTAAACATAAACATCAGAACCATGATAAAAATCACCCCAAACACCTAACCCAGCTTGCCTATAACATGGTGTGATCCGGATGTACCGCAGAAACCAATTCTCATCATCAGACTTCAGACCTGATACATCAAT